TTCGGTGTCATTGGGATAGAAGCGAGTCTTAAATTTTACACTCACATCGCCTTGCGTTTTTTCGTCTGGCACAAGCTGCATAACGTGCATTGTCTGATCACCATTTCCAAGACTAACTGGACCCGTTTCTGCGAAAACAGTGGCGCTATCATAGCTGAAACCTAATTCATGCTCATACACAGTCTTGTTTGTAGCAATCAGTAGAGGATACTTAAACACGCCACGCGCAACGCCTGACGTTCTACTTAGCTCACCAATCGTCCAGTAATTTTCATTATAATTGAAAGCCACATATCTATCGACTTCTTGACTGTCAGAGCTTGCATAAAACCACCAGACTTCCCCATATTCTGTGTTTGCCCACGCCCAGACTTGTGATTGCTGATCCCTGTTAAAGTCGTCAAACACGTAATCATGCACCGCACAAGGCACTTGCTGAACCGTATTCCCTGCAAAGGTGAAAAACCCTCTCTGGCCCATCCAGAATACACCCGCGTCAACGTCAATAGCGGCCTTGCGTGATGCTGCACCGCACGATGTACCAACCCGCTCAAAGCCGAAGACATAAGGTGGGCCAATATAACGTGCGGAATGCGCGTCAATGTCTGTAATAATTAAGGTCTGACCGCGCGTTCTAACGGCTTGCATAATTTGCCCAGAGGTTTGCAGCTCTATATCACCCGCTTGGTTTGTCGCCGCCGCAGTCCATACTGTGTTATTTTCTTGATCACACCATTGAACCTTGCGCGGATTGCCCCCGGCGCCAAGCGCAAACAAAAAACGCTCTTCTGTTGTAATTAGCCCCAAGTTATTGGTCGGTGCATTGCTGATAACCGCCGCATCAGACGCAGAGCCAAGCTGCCATTCCAAAAGCCGCCCATCGCCAGCGCCACCTACTTTCGCAGAGCACGCAACAAGATATTCACCCCAATTATCCAAACTCCAAGTGGTTGCTTCTGAATAATTCCCATAATTTTGACGCGCCACACCATAGTCATCGACGCCATAGTCACCATAACCGTAGCCGGTAATAACAGTGGCCCGTTCAATTCCAGCGGTCAAATCAGAGGGCGTAATATCGTAAAGCGTGTTGGAACCAACCATCACTTTAAGCTCATTGTATGAGCCGCCAGCCAAATAGGTTGAGCCGTTTAAACTCTCCCAAGCGTGCATGCCACGAATTGTATTTGTACTGTACGATGTTTTTCTGGATACCCACCCCTTAACAGGACGCAAGCTACCATCTCGCCAACGAACCAAACTGCCGTCTCGCCAGCGATTTGCTTGCTCAAGGTCTGTACCGTTTCTGTAGAACCCAGCAGGTATATCCAGCGGTATATACGTCATGTGTTAATCTCATAATAAGTTACAAAGATTGCGCCTTGCGACCCGTTTGCTGTAGAGCCAGCGCTACTTTCACTTGAAGACCCGCCTGACCCAGCCCCATAATTTGACCCACCACTAGAAGCACCAGCAGAACCACTGGAATGCTGTACTCCTGCACCCCCTTGGAATGTTGCAGTCACATCTGACCCCCACTCACTAGGCTTTGTAGGTGCCGCTGTTGTGCTAGTTGCCGCGTAACCTGATTGGCTTACCGTGTATCCATTTGCACCGCCAGAGCCTAAGTTTGGAGAACCACCCCCACTAACGGCAGAAGCATCTCCACTTATATTAAAACCGCTGCCATACCCACCTGTATAATTACTTTCACCACCTGATCCCGTGCCGCCATAAGACTGAGAGCAATATCCCCAACCCGCCGTTTCAGGGCTTCCCGCTGCCTCTCCCGCTGATGTACCCAATTGACTGGAAAATCCTCTAGTACCACCCGTTGCAGAAATTGTTGTGCCAGTGCCGTTAGGGTTGAATGTAGTCGTACCACCATTGCGTCCTGTAATTTTGTAACCAGAGCTTGCAGGATAGGATATACCTGTGGCCCCTGCACCAATAGAAATAGAGGCAGATGTAATCCCATCATTTTGTACATTATACCTACGAAAAGCTACTCCCCCTGCACCACCACCAGAGGATACTTTTTCACGACCGCTATCTGTTGAACACCCGCCGCCAGAGCCGCCACCGCCCAGCACATATACATGATATTGAACACAACCAGACTGTGCTGGTGTCCATGATGTGCCACTTGTAATAGTTTGGGTAGTGCCTTTCTTTTTCAAAATACGATTTGCACTTCGATAATCAGAAAAAGAAGTTGCTGCACCCGCTGCTGGAAGACTGCTAGGGACAGGGTTTGTACTTCCATTTAAATTACCATTGAGGGAAACAGCACCTGTCTGACCATAATAATCGCGCAATTCACTCATAGATATTGAGCCAGTTGCATGACCGAAATCATCTAAGGAAGTGACGGTCATTACGCGCTACCAAAAGCTGTTACGTCACCCTCAACGGTAAGAGCGCCTGTCGTTGACAGTTTAAAGACGTCTGTACTGTTGTACTGAAATTTTAAATCAGTCCCAGAAACATATATTTTCCAGCCGCCAATCTCAAAACTGGTTCCAGTTACTGAGCTTGAAGAAGTAAGAGCGCCGCTGGATATTTCACCAGATGAACCGTAAACAACCGCCTTTGAGTTGACCACCGTGTTAGCCGTTGCACCGTCAACCAAGTTCAACTCAGCCGTGGTTGCCGTGACCCCATCTAAAAGATTTAACTCAGCAGCCGTTGATGTGACATTTGTGCCGTTTATCGTCAGAGTGGATAGGTCGGGAGCGACTGTAGCTTTACCCGTTCCACTACCGTTTAATGTGCTTTCAATGGCTTGCAGACCACTATTGATCGTGGTGCCCCATGAGTCGGTTGATGCACCCACGGTCGGGCGAGAAATTGTGATTGCCATGTTTCACTCTCCTTTGAGAAAACATTATCACATCAAGCAGCTTCCACCCAAGTTTCAGCGCTTACCGCTTGATCAGTCCAGGTTTCACCGTCAGTTGTTTGATCGGTCCAAGTTTCCGCTGTAATTGATTGCTCTTCCCAAACAAACCTGACCAGCCCATCAAGAACCATAACGCCAGACAGAACATTGTCAGCGCCAAGAACGTGTTCTTGAGTGATCGTAGGTTGCCCCGCAACAGGCGCTGCGCCCGTTAGATCGTCTGCCACAAAGTTATATTTCACCAACATCGCTGGCGAGCCAAGCACAGGCGCACCCGCTTCAACACCTGTCGGCGCTATAACGTGCGTTTGATTAATGCTTGGACTTTGGACTTCAACAGCGCCAGCCGTAACGTCAGAAAGCGTCAGAACGTGCGTCTGCGTAATGCTTGGCGATCCAGCGACAGGATTACCAGCCACAAATCCGTCACCACCCAGAACATGCTCTTGCAAGAACACCACGTTATCAATGACAGGCGTACCCGCCGTGACATCATCACCCGCCAGAGTTTCTTCTTCGGACATTGTAAGATCATCGACCACAGGCGCGGCAGAAGTGATGTCGGAAGCGGTAAGAACGTGACCTTGATTGATTTGCGTCGAAGCCAAATCTGGCGCTTGTGTGGCTATGTCTGCGCCGCCAAGAACGTGCTCTTGCGTGAGCAAAGGCGTCCCAAGAGAGGGTTCGCCAGATGTAAAATCTTCTGTCGTGAAAGTCTCACGCTCACTCATGTTACAATCAGCAACAACAGGCGCATTTGTTGTGATGCCGTTTGATCCGAAGATGTGCGTTTGAGTAATCTCTAGCGCGTCTGCAACAGGGTTTCCGGTGACAACATCATCACCTGTCAAAACGTGTGTTTGGTCTATGTCTACACTGTCAACAACGGGCGCTTGTGTTGTAACGTCGTTTGCAGTCAGAGGCGTGTTTAGAAGAGCTTGTGGCTCGCCTAAATCTGGCGCACCCGCTGTAATTCCTGTCGCTGTAAATGTGTGGCTCTGAGTAAATGCTGGACTATCAAGTGTAGGTGATCCCGACACAAAGCCAGTTGGCGAAAGCGCAACAATCCGCACCATCGTAGCAGAGCCAACAGACGGCGCACCCGTGACCAAATTTGCAGACGCGGCAAACGTGTGACTTTGTGTAAGTGACGTGCTTGCGAGTGTCGGAGAGCCAGCCGTAACGCCTGTTCCTGATAGAACATGTGTTTGGCTAAAGGCGGTGTTGGCAACGGTCGGGGTGCCAGATGTGACGCCCGTGGCGGTCAATACGTGACCCTGCGTAAACGCCGTGCTTGGTACGATTGGATTTTGCGCAGCAACCGCGCTTGCCGTCAGGCCATGCTCCTGAGTGATTGCGGGAGAGCCAAGGACGGGGCTTTGTGTCTCAAGACTACTTGTACTAAAGGTTTCTTCCTCACTCATTGTACAGTCATTGACAATGGGTGATCCTGTCGTGACGCCGCTCGCACCTAGTGCGTGGGTCTGGGTGATTGCCGTTGTAACAACAGACGGATTGCCCGTTGTGATTGCTGTTGCAGTGAGAGTGTGTGCTTGCGTGATTGCGGTTGACGCAACGCTTGGTGATCCTGTCGTGATTGCTGTGCCCGTAAGGGCATGTGTCTGGGTGAGTGTAACGCTGGCTACGCTTGGCGCACCTGTTGTGATAGCAGACGCGGTAAGCTCGTAAACAACAGACGTTACACCCGCATCCGCGAAGGGAGCCGCCGCTATAGGGTGTAAGCCAAACATTTAGTTATTCTCCCAGCAAAATCCCAATCAATCAGCCTCTTGGATCACAAGATCACCAGCCTCAACCTGACGCATGATTTCTGAGTAGTGTCTGTTGGCAGGGTCTAGGGGGACAGACATTTCAATGCCGTCGATGGTGGCACGGACGTAAGAGTTACCGCCCCCCACTGGGCTTGCAACATACTGCGCTGATGTGATGTTCATATTATCCATGCTTATAGCTCCGCATCCACAGCGTACTCAAAGCCAAAGCCATAAATACTACCTGTAAAGTAATCACTAATCCTCACAACATTTGTAGTTGCGTAAGCACTATAAGCGTTGTGATTGTTTGAATAGGCCCCGCCTATACTTGTTGCGTGAGATATTTTTCCTACCGTTCCAGCAACATCTGAATATGTAAGTGTCGGAGAAGCCCTCATTGTTGTGGGAAAACTGGCGTTTTGGAACTCCCATGTAGACGCACCCTTGGCGTAACTATGCCATAGTAGTGTGGCTACGTTAGTAAGGGAAGATAGGCTCTGTTTGTACGAATCAGTCTGATAATAATACCTCTGGCACCTCAACAGTTCATCCCCGTAGGACCGATGCTCGAAGGGGGTGGCTGTGTCGCCCGCCTCAAGCTGAATGCCCGTAATATAAAAACTATCAGCGGTGGATTGACCCCAAGTTTGCTGATTTGACCCTGACGCCCCAAGAAAATAGCCAGTGCTTGATGTGTCATTCCACACATCTATTGTAGGGTTTAAGACGCCAGAATAGGTTGATCCAATTCCAATGTTAAATGTTATTTCAAGCCCATTGCCATTAGTCGTATTCCAAGCGGCACTTCCAGCAGTATCATAAGTATCAATGACAATGGTCTTTTTTTCCCAAGTGTTTGCTGAGTTTACAGCATAGGAAACTACCTTATAGGCAAAGTTATATGTAGCACCACCACGATAACCTGTCGAAAGAGTAATACAATATGAGCCAGTTTGAGAACTTTTGACCCAAAAAGACAATGTTGCCTTGTTTCCAGAATATGGAATTAGTAGAGATTTTGCTTCATAACCTTCAACACGGGAAGTTATATTAACCACGTAATCGTTATTTGTCGCCGCAGTCGTTACGTCGAAAAAGTATGATCCTGAAAAGTCATTTGTCGGAACATCAGTAGATATATTATGCGAACATACCATGCCTGACGATCCAAACAATTGCCCAAAAAATCTATCCGCTGCATATTGACCACCACTACCAAGGTTTTGAGCAGAAGTGGTGCGCTGACGAACCATTGGGTTGCCGTTGATGATCTTGTTGCGGTTCGACAAAGCACCACCACCAACCGATAAAGACCCGTTTGTTGCTGAGATGTCATTCGTCTGATGATTGATGGTTATTGACATAATTTACACCGCCGTTGCTTTGGTTAAGTCCATGAAAGTGTTTTGTGAAATATTGTGCTTGTCTGTCGTGCCACCATTTAGTTCCAGCACATACTTAATACGACTTTCACTATGCTTTGGTGTCAAATCGTGAGGCTTCGCGTCCTTATGCAGCTTGGTCATTTTTCCTTTAGAATTAAAGAAAAGAATATCCAGAGGAATAAAAGTGTTCTTCATCCAGAACCAAACTTTTGTTTCCCATGGATAAACAAATAACATTCCACTATTCTTTGCCAAACTTTTTACAAACATAAGCCCCCGCTCAATTTGCTCTGGCGTTTGAGCAACCGCTACCCTAAACGTCAGTTCGCCCCAATCGCCATATAATCTTAGGTCCCTCATGCTGCCGTTGATCCCGCCATATCGTCTTGAGCCATAACCCAAGCATAGCACTTGTCTAGGAAGGCATCTCCTGATGAAGCATTGATGTCATCTAGGTTTGCAGAATAACTCTTAAAGTCTATTTCACGGGTGTCGTCTGTAGGCGTTGACGTTGCATATGCTGCCAAGTCAATCATCACTGAAAACTTAGGGTCAGTGTCACGTTGACGACTTATTGCCGCTGTGACAATGCGGTAGTATGCACCATTAAAGGCGATACCATATTGGCTGTTAGCTTCTGTAATATTATGCTGTATAGCCATTGTTAGTTTCTCCTTTAAGCGTATGTTACTTCGCTGGTCCTAATGTTTGCCACCCAACGAATGTTGTGTGCGGCCTCACCTGTGCAGGTAATAGCCAAGGCATTGTTTGTATTATCTGCCGACAGAGCCATACCCCAACTAGATGAATTTGAGATTACTGTTGTTGCGCTGTTAGCAAGTGTTGTTGTACCACCGTCATTGACCAGCAAGCCCTCTATTCTCCACGAAGCATAGGCTTGTGCTCCGTTCTGCATGGCAGTGATTGTGCCATCAAAGCTAATGCAAGTGTCACTGGCAGCGACGATTTGGTTGTTTGTTGATCCACTTGCATTATTGGTAGTAAGTACAGTTGCAGTTGCGTCAGTTGTGTCTGCGCGGAGAATAAAAACACTACCTTGTGCATCACCTGATGCGGCAAACGCACCAGCAGCATGGACTTTTTGGCCCACTATTGTTGATTTTGCACTTTGACCTGAAACAAAAGAATAAGAGGCAGTGTTTTGAGTAACATTACCAGCACCACCAATAGCGGAAGAGAATGTAGCATTAGTAGTGTTAAATTGACCAATCGCAACGCTGTTTGCCCCAACAGATTTTGCAAGTTGACCCATCGCAAGACTATAGTTACCAGTAGCACCGTAAGAGGTTGATCCCGAAGCAATACCAATGGCAACACTTGCAGTCCCTGCAGAGTAGCTATCTCCTATCGCTACTGCCCGACTGCCATTAGTATAGGAATCATAACCAAGGGCTAAAGAATATGCCCCATTAGTATTAACAAGAGCCTGATAACCCATTGCGATTGAATAAGATGCCGCCGCAGTGGGGACGTTAGATGGTATTATGCCAGTTGAAAGATTATCTTGATAAAGGTTTACACCCTGAACAACAGCTCTAGAAGCTGGCAAAGTGACAAAGATGTCCTTATCCCCAGAACCCCAATTTACCGCAGCGTCACTATTAGAACTTTCAATGATTGTAGTACGCGCCAGAGTAGTCCCTGACGCAGTGTATGTGCCTAAGCCAATCTCATAATCTGTGCCATCCGTGCAACAGTAATAGGTTACTGCCGCATCACCAACAGCCGCAAAGGACTGGAACCCATCTTTTGCACCTGCAAGAGTATAGGTTCCAGTTCCAGTTGTACTTGTAGTCTCTTGGACGCGATCAGCTACTTTTCTATATGAAGTTGCACCGCCGCCAGGTTGATAGGTAATTTGCGGAGTAAAGGACTGAAGAAGTCCTCCCCGTGGCTTTACACCAATATTCCACAACATAGACTTCTCCTATCAACAGCGGTCAGCGACAACAAGCGCCATGATCTAGCCTTCCTAAGTTATTGAATTTTAAGAAGGATCTGGAATGCCGATCTTGAAAGATGCCAATGTAAATGAGTTTCCGTTAGTCACAGATTGAGACGCCGATAAACTACCAGTTGCAAGCAGCCTAGAGTTTGATGTGTCCAGAATTGCATAATGCGTTGCTGTGCCAGTACCCGACACGCTGCCGTCTGAAATTGCCGCCACGGTTACCTCACGACCACCACCAGACCGATCAGCGGGTGCGCCGATTGATAGTGAGGTGCTGGACCCAAGCGCATATGTAGAATTGCCGCCCGTGTACGTGGTTGCCTCTTGAGACGTAATTGTTATTTTATTTGCTTCCGTGTCCAAAACGGTCAGACCGTTGTCAAAAACGCGATCACCTAAACTTGCCATGCTCAATAGCTCCTTATTTTCAACCGCAAGCTGGCACTGCCAAACTTGGCGTTTTCATTGTCTTGATTGATTGCTTCTACTGCTTTGTCATACAGCGATGACCAAACAGGCAGTCGCTGATCTTCCCCTAGAAATGGTGCGGCATGAAGCAAAGTGCCGTACAAGTATGTGTCAGGGAA